TGATTGGATGAGAATGATTGTCGATCCTGTGACAAGACATCTAGTATATCCAGCAGATTATTATGCGAAGATAGACATTTACGCACTAAATAAGAAAGATGAAGTTATTGTTCACTGGGAAGTACAAGATGCATTTCCTAGATCAATTGCACCAATCTCTGCGTCAGCGTCTAACACAGAGGTACTAAGACTTCCTGTAACATTTGCATACAAAAAATGGAGAGTTATGGGAGGGTACGATCCTGAAGGTAATCCGTTATCGTATTCAAACGATAGCAATTTCACGGATCCTGGAGCAGAAGACTTTGAACAAAATATCGACGAAGAAATTGCTAGAATACAAGACGAAACCGAAGAAGATACAATTGTCTAATTAGATTATTAGGAGAATATAATGATACCTGTTATTGCGACACCAACTTTTGAAGTTGAAGTTTACTCTAAAAAACAAAAAGTAGAAATGCGACCGTTTCTTGTAAAAGAAGAAAAGATTCTTATCATGGCTCAAGAGTCGGGTAAGAAAGAAGATATGTTAAGTGCAATGCAGGATATTATCACTGCATGCAGCTCAGGAAAAATTAAAGGTAAAGAACTACCGTTTTTTGATATCCAGAATATCTTTCTAAAACTTCGTGCGCAATCAATCGGCGGGACCAGCGAATTTAATCTAATTTGCGGAGAGTGTCAACACAGAACACCGTTCGAACTAGATCTAAGTACAATCGAGCTGGTCACAACAGAAGAACATACTAACAAGATTCAACTAACTGATGAAATTGGTGTTACTATGAAATACCCTCCTGCAGATCAACTAGTTCGTGACGATCTGAAGGTGTTCGACATCGTGGTAAGTTCTATCGAAACTGTGTTTACTCCTGATGAAGTGCATAATACAAAAGACGAAACTATCGAAGAAGTAACAAACTTCGTAGATAGTCTTACAACTGAACAGTTCGACAAATTAGCAAAGTTCTTTCAGACTTCGCCGCGAGTTGAAAAGATTATAGAATATACATGCCCGAACTGTCAAACTGAAAATGTTGTTGTCATGGATGGGTTGGAAAGTTTTTTCGGATAACCCTTTCTCATGACAACTTGATGAATTTCTATAAGACTAATTTTATATTAATGCACGAGCATAAATATAGTCTATCTGAACTTGAAAATATGATGCCGTGGGAAAGGGAAGTATATATCGGAATGTTATTTGCACATCTTAAGAAAAAAGAAGATCAACAGGGATAACTTAACTAATGCTACCAAAAATAGAAAATAATAATGAAGGTAGTAACACTGCTGCGGACCAAAGAGACGACATCTTTAATAAGATTTCTGCTTCTCTTCGCACAGACACATTAAAACCAATCGCTGATACTTCTGTTGTCAAGATCGTAACCGATTTTACTAACTCACTCAAAGAAGCTAACAAAGATCTTCTTGAGGATATGGTCGAAGAAGATAAGAAACTTCTAAAAGAAACTGTAGATGCAATCAGCAAACTGCAGGGTAAAACAGTAGATTCAATAAAATCCGTTCATAAACTGGCTGAACGTTTGATCCTTAACGGACAAACAAATAACAATCCACAATTAGAACGTGTCGGTCAGAAGTTAAAAGAATCTGCCTTACAAGAACAATATAAAGCAGCTGGTGCGACGCTTTTTGGTGAAGATGACACCCTCAAAAACCGATTGGTTAGGTCAGTTACTGGAACCACAAAGAAACAGGCATTTGTTCAAGGAACTTCTATCTTTGGACAAATGCGCAAAGATGCAAGCAGAGGGTTCAGAGATGGTCTAGGATTTGGTAGCAATCTTTTTGTTTCGGACGAAGAACGTCGGGAAGATGTTCGACAAAGAGCTGAAATGCAAAATAAGCAAGTCGCATTTGCTGAACAAAGCTCTATAGATCTTGCACGAGCATTAGAACTTAGTGGCGAAAATCCACCAGATGAAAATAAAACTTCTAACGGACAAACAACTACTTCGCTTTCCAGTTCTAATGATAAACCTGACTCAACAACAAAAAGCGACACGCAAGAAGTTCGCTCAGGTGTAAGAGATACTGACAAAACTTTCTCAAGAAGCGCAACTATTACAGGTGAAAAAGATCACTGGCAAGAGTTGATGGATATACTTGAGAAAATTAGAAAGTGTGTATGTGAATGCCAATGCGGAAGTGGGATGGGTCTTCCATTACCATTACCATTATCCGTACCAGTTGGCGCAAGAGGTACATCAAGAGCAGCTACAGCTGCTGCAACAGGAGCAACAGCAGCTGCTGCTGAATCGGCAGTAGCAAGAACTGCAACAAGAGCAGCCGCAGCTGCTGCAATACCTCTTGCATTAACCGCAACTGCAGCAGAATCACTTGCTCTTCCTGCTCCAAAAGTGGCAGCTGCCGCACCTCTACAATTAACACAGCAACGTGCTGGAGTAACATTAGAAGAACTTGGACTAAAACAAACCGTAAGAGAAAAAGTTCCAGTTGAAGCTGTTCGCGGTCAAGTTGAACCAAAAACTGCGGCACAAAAATTCTATTCTGGTGAAATGACTGCCGATCAAGCTAGAGAAGCTGTTAAAGCAAATAGAACAAAGGCAATAGCAGAGGGAACGCAGACAAAAGGAGCTGCAGCCGAGCCAATAAAAGTCGAGGTAGTAGAATCTAAAACTTCTAATCCAATGAAACGTTATAATGAATCTACAGATCAATTCCGAGATAGAAAAAAAGTAGAGATTAAAGAATCTCAGCTTCAACGAAAGATAATCGAGGATACACAGCGAGCAAAAACTGCTGGTCCAAAGTTTGATAAAAGCGCAACTGATCGGTTCAGAGAAGCAAAACGAGCAGAAATTGCTGAGAAGGAAAAATACAGACGAGGTCTAGAACAGCAAAATAGAAATAAATTCACTAAAGGTGTAGCAGAACCTGTTGCACCAAAAACAGTTTCGGCCACTGAAGCTGCATCTTCTCCCAGAGTAGCAGCTCCAGCAATGGAACCACTACCGTCATCTAGAGCTCCAGTTCCAGTAGGAAGTGCGGCAGAAGCGCCAATACCGTCATCTAGAGCTCCAGTTCCAGTAGCTACACCTGTAACAGGCGCAGCACCAGTTACAGGTACTGCGGAACCAGTAAAGCCGTTTTATAAGAGAGTAATGGCTGGAGCATCCGAAGCGGTAGGAACACTTGGGCGAGGCGCTGTTGCAGTTGGTAGAACAGCGGTGGGAGCAGTAAGAGGTGCAGTAAGAGGTACAGTAGACTTTACCAAAAGAGGATTAAACACCTTCGGCGAAGCAGTCGGACAGTTTGGAAACAAAATTGCTCAATCTAGACTCGGGAAAGCAGTCGCGGGAAGTGCTGTAGGACAGGCAGTAGGTAAAGTTGCCAAATCTAGTGCAGGAAGATTTATCGCCAAAGCAGGTGCTAGATTAATTCCTTTGGTTGCTCCAGCTATCGGAGCATACGAAGAAGGTAGACGTGAATATAAAAGAACTGGAAGTATGACTAGAGCTGCGATAGTTGGTGGAATTTCTGGTCTTACTTCTCTTGGTGGAGAACTACTTGGAACAGCTGGGGGAGCCGTTGCTGGAACCGCAGTCTCTCCAGTTGCAGGAACTGTTGTTGGTGGGTTGGCTGGAGGAGCAGCTGGTGCGTATGGCGGACAAAAAGCTGGCGGGTATGTAGGAAGTAAATTAACAGATTTTTTCTTTGGTGATCCAAACAAGAAAAAGAAAGCAGTTGCAAAACCTGTAGCAAAACCAAATGCTGGAGTGATATCTTCTACAACACCCACCCCAGCAAGAGTTGCATCCCAAGCAAAAACAACTGCTGGATTGGAAACTGGTAAAAACCAAGATGCAAATTATATTGAACGAGGAACAAATAGAACTGCACCAAAGCAAGTTATCAATGTGCCACCTCCAACTGTTATTCAACAACCTGCGCCAAAGGGTGGGGGAGATGCATCAACAGGAATGATGGGACTAGCAGGAGCACAAAGCACAAGATCAATCGATAGCAGTTGGATGCGATTCCAAGAAAGAAGAGCAGTAGCATAAAAATGGGGAGAGCAATGCTCTCCCCACCAACCTTCCGTAGAGACGGAGGTTCACTTTATTCGTCGGCGAGACTCGAGAAATAACTCATCGTGTCATCCTCCTCGGCACTATTCCAAGGTGGAGTATCTTCCGCTGCCTTTGCGGGCGACTTCAGCTTAGTCTCGACGAATAGTTCGTCTTCAGCATCCATCGGTGTTACGCTAGTTGCAGCAGGAACACGAGCACCACTCGAAAGAGTAGCATTCAGTTTTGTCTTCAGTTCGTCATAAGACTTAAAGTTCGAAGGATCAAGGAAAGCTGCGAGCGAATGCTGCGACTTCCAGACCTTTTCGATTGCATCATCGTCATCAGAAAACGCAGAAGGCGATTCGAATTCTGACTTATCATAGTTACGATAACCTTCAACCTGACGAATCTTCAGCTTAAAGTTAGCACCCGACCAGAAGTCGAAAGGATTGACAGGATCTTCATCCTCAAACTGAGGCTGCATAACATCTGTAATCTTGTCAAAGATCTTCTGACCGAACTTATAAAGATAAACCTTACCAACCGAGGCAGGGTTAGCCTTATCTTCGAGAACCTGAATGTTCACGATATATTCCTTACGACGCTTCTGCTTACGAGCGATTTCCTTATTGGCTTCGATACCAGAATTCCAAAGTTCGGAATTAAGTTCGCCAACGGGATCTGGCTTGTTCAGAGTTGTAAGGGAGTTTTCGATATACCACTTACCTGTTGGACCTTGGAATCCGTGAGAGTACATGCGGATCCAAGGAATTTCTTCGCCTGAAGGAGCAGGGAGGAAACGGATAACTGCATAGCCATTACCTGCCTTATCGACAGTTGGCTTCCAAAAGCGATCATCGCCCTTGTTTTCGTTACCTGATGGATTTGAAATCTTTTCAACTTCCTTCATAAGAGTTTGGAAGTTTCCGCGATTGCTACGGAGATCGGATAGTGTATTAATAGACATATAAATGTTTCCTTGTTTTTTCGATGTTTCGATGTTTCGTTTTATTGTTGTGGTTTATAATCATCATAATCATCTTCTTCATGATTACTAGAATATTTATACAGATTTTTGCGGTGCTTGCTAGTTTTATCAAGACCTTTACGAACCTCTTTGACACGAGGCTCATAATCATAATCTTTGCTGCGTGACTTACTCATTTTAGATCATCAGACCTTTCTCCTGATTCCAAAGTTGTATACACCTTTCTTTGTCAATTTTGACAAACGGTCTATACTTTTCGATTAGAAGAGAAATATCTTTCCAGATAATATCCCCATCTAAACTACTGTTAGTATACCTGAAATTAAACAATTTGTCAAGGATAATAAGAGTTTCTAATGAAATCTTTTTTCCAAGGTATAATTTAACAGCAACTGGATGTTGACCATCAGCCGAAACCAATGCATCAACACTCAGCCTTTCCGACTCTAATATTAGCGTCGAAATATCATTCTTAAATATATAAGAAAGTTTTTGTTGTTTTGTTTTCCACGACTCATAAACTTCAATCGATTCTGAGTCCCAGATTCCACCGAACTTATCACCACGAACAAAATTCGAGACGAAATATTCGATGACCTCTTTCTTGGAAAACTTACTAGCAAGTTTCCTAAACAGGAATAGATCCTTGCGTTTAAGGAATGCAATCTGCGAACATTTGACTGCACCCTTGGTTTTGGTAATGTTATAATTGTCTGTAGTAAAGTGCAGCTTCAACGCCATATAGAGGCGATAAACTTCGAAAGGTTCCATTAGATTGGTAGCTTTCCACCCTTACGCTTGAGTAAGTTAAGTTCTTCTGCTTCTGCTCGAATCTTCTCTTTGAGAGAAGATGTAAGTAGAACGGCAACAGATTCCATTTCAATCTCTCGTTTAATACAATAATCAACCAGCATATCTATACACGGGATTCCATTAACTCTTGCTTGTTTCTCGATATGCTGCGAGAAATCTGTTGCCGTAGAAAATTCCCTAGTAATAAGGAATTCGTTCGTAAATTCAACTTCATCCATAATTTCACCCATTACCAAATTAAACAATTTATTTCACCTTATCCATAATAAAAAATGTGAGTTCCAATTTTAGCTGCACGATTTAATTTCCAACGAGGATTAACATAATCCGCATGGTAGAATAAAACGTTACGACTAAGTATACCTTGATTTGCCCCAGAAAACAATACTTTTTCAGCAATTCTTTTTGATTCGGCATATTGTTGTGCACTACGTACACGCTTATTGCCTTCACACACCCATGAGAACTGACAAACTCTGCTTGTTCTCTGGTAAACAACTGAGCATACTGATTTCGGGAATTTGGGACTATTTACGCGATTGATGGTAACCGCAGCAACTGCAAGTTTACCCTTAGAAGATTGATTACCTGCTTCATAGTAAATGTTATCAGCAAGGCATTTCAATTCGCGAGTATTTGCCAAATGTATATTTTGCGTTTGTATTTTACGCTGTTTGTTTTTTTGTTTGGTTTCTTGGACATCTTCTTTGATGTCCTGGATTGCTTCTGTGACACTCAGAGAATATTCTCTGGCATCTCTTTCGATAGCATTTTCAGCATATGAATTAATTCCATATACGCCATAAATTAATACTGTAAAAATCGAAAGAAACTTGAAAAACTTCTTGTTAAAGGAAGTCATCTTATTTCCTAATACTCGTTAAACTTGAGAGGGTATTATCCAGTGACTCCCCACACTGGTTATCCGAAGATAAAAAAACCTACTAGGCATTCTTTTTCAAGTAGAGGCATAGTAGGTTATGCAAATATTTATAAACATGGGGTTCTATAGAAACTCGGTTTACCCCCAAAATGGCACGGTTGATAGTTTTATTCTGTTTCGAGGAAAAACTATCAAAAACCCAATGCTAGCTTAAGCAGCTAGAGCAAAGGCAACGTT